TTACAACCATACCGGCAGGTACTTGGACTTTTAGTGCTTATTATTCTATTTTAACTGCCTTTGCAGGTGCTCAAGTTCAGTATCAATTATATAAATATAATGGTAGTGTTGCTACCTTATTGTTTACATCGGCAGCAACGACCTTAACGGCCCTAGCAAAGACCTTATATTCTACGGCAATGACAGTCACTCAAACGACTATAAGTGCCACAGATAGGCTTTTAATTAAGGTTATTTACGCAGGTACAACTACTAACCAAATTACTCTTTTTACTCAATCAGCCAATCCTGCTCAAGTAACTACAACTATACCATTAGGAACTCCGTTTGGAGCTTCAACTAATTGTACTTTTAATACTTCTGTGGATCAAGTAGAAATTACCACTTTAGCAACAGGCTCTTACAAAGAGTACATAGGCTCTCAAATAAATTGGGATGTAACTGTAGATGGCTTAATTGCCTTGTCAGGTTATTCTTATTTGTCTTTATTGAGTAAGCTTCAAAACAAAGAGTCAATAGAGGTTAGATTCTCAATAGATAACGATAACGCTGATGGAAGTGATACTTATGGCTATTCTGTTATTGCAGGAACTTGTAACATAGTTTCTTTAGACATTAATGGCCCAATGGAGAATGCTTCATCTTATTCAGCTAATCTACAAGGAACAGGTGCTTATTCAATAACAGGAACTCAAGTTATAAGTGGAGGTACATCATTAACAGTATCAACAATGAATAGTTATTCTTATACGGCAGCAGGTGGTGAAACAAGTGTTACATTCTTAGCTGCAATCGGATCTACTTGTATATCGGTTACAAGAGGTGGTGTAGAGGTTAGAACGATAGCTACAAGCGGTGTACCAACGGATGAGAATGTTAGCTTTAATAGTGCCACAGGAGTTATTACCTTTGCAACTGCAAGGCCACTTGAATCAGATGAGTTTATAAGGGCTATTTTCGCATAATAAATTAACTTAATATAGATGAGCAGTCAAATACAAATAACAGGGGAAACAAAAGTTAAGAGTCTTACAGGTGTTTTAGTAGGTACTACAGGGGTGGTAAGCTCATTGGCTTTTGATGTAGCTGGGGGAGTTCCTAAGCTTGATGTAAATGGTAAGATATTAGTTGCTCAATTACCTAACTCGGTTATGGAGTACAAAGGAACTTGGGATGCAAGTACTAACACACCAACCCTTGTAAATGGTACAGGAAATCAAGGAGATGTTTACTTATGTAATGTGGCAGGTACTGTTAACTTCGGTGCTGGTGCGATTGCTTTTGTAGTAGGAGACCAAGTTATTTATAGCGGTTCTATTTGGCAAAGGGCTTCAGGAGCAACAGGAACAGTTACTAGTGTTGCGGTTACCGAAAGCGGTGATAGTTTAAATATCACAGGCTCACCCATTACAACAAGCGGAACGATTAACATAGGATTCAACGGAACGAATCTTCAATATGTAAACGGAGCAGGAAACTTAACAACCTTTCCTACATTAACAGGCTATGTTCCCTACACAGGTGCAACACAAGATGTTGATTTAGGTGCGTTTAAATTGAATGCTCAATCTTTACATATTAAAGGAACGGCAGGTAATGGACATTTAGGATTAAAGCATCAATCAGCAAGTGCAACCGCATCGGCTAATGAGGTATCTTTATTTGCTGATAGTCTTGGGGATTTAAGTTGGTTAAATGGTAACTTATATTTAAGTAAGTTTATTACATCAGGTAATACTGCTGCAAGGTCTTATACATTCCCTAATGCAACTTGTAACATTCCTAATGATAGTTTAGTAGTTCATTTAGCAAGTACGGAAACCATAACAGGTGCGAAAACATTTAGCGGTTACACAACCTTTACATCAACAGTAGATATTACAAGCGGATTAACTTTCAGTAATTCAGGGTTTACTTTGGTATTACAACCGCCAACATTAAGTGTAAATAGGACAGTTACTTTACCAAACGGAACAGGAACATTAGCTTTAACAAGCGACATATCTTATCCTGTTACTTCGGTATTCGGTAGAACAGGAGCAGTAGTGGCTACAAGTGGTGATTATACAACTGCACAAGTTACCGAAAGTGGTAATCTTTACTTTACGGATTCAAGGGCAAGATTAGCTATTAGCTTAACTACAACAGGAACTAGCGGAGCATCAACCTATAACAACACAACAGGGGTATTAAACATACCACAATATACTGACCAATTTGTAGGAACAGTTACAAGCGTAGCTGCTTTAACAATAGGAACAAGTGGAACGGATTTAAGTTCAACAGTTGCAACAAGTACAACAACTCCTGTAATTACTTTAAATGTACCAACTGCTAGTGCAACAAATCGTGGTGCATTATCAAGTGCCGATTGGACAACATTTAACAATAAGCAAAGTGCTTTAACTAATCCTGTAACAGGAACAGGAACTACCAACTACCTACCTAAATTTACAGGTGCAAGTACAATAGGGAATAGTTTAGTATTTGATAATGGCACAAGTGTTGTTATTGGAACTGCTACACCTGCAACAAATTATATATTAACATTAAGAACTCAATCAGCAGATTATACAAAGGTTTTAGATTGGGGTACGGCAGCAGGTGGGAGTTGGGGTAATATGACAATAAATATTTCTGCTCCTTATCAAACAATATTAAATAGTGGTGCGTGGCAGTTTAATATTTCGGGTACACAAAAAATGCTATTAGATAACACAGGAAATTTAGGATTAGGAGTTACACCGAGTGCGTGGGCGAGGGGTAAAGCTCTTGAAATAGGAACTATTGGAAATGCAATTTGGGGTGATGTAAGTAATGAAATAACAACCATAACTAGTAATGCATATTTAAACACAACTGATTTAACTACAGGTTGGGCTTATGGAATTACCGCAGCATCAGCAAGGTATGATTTAATAGCAGGAGTTCATAAATGGTTCAATGCTCCTTCAGGAACGGCAGGTAACGCTATAACCTTTACCCAAGCAATGACCTTGTTTAGTACAGGTAACTTATCAATAGCAAATACAACTGATAGTGGCTACAAGCTAGATGTTAATGGTACAGGAAGGTTTAGTGGGAAATTAACTATAAGCAATACAAGTGATGTATATTCAGAAATGACAACATCTTCAGTAGATGGAGATAATTTCTTTGGATTCTCAAATACAGGTGATGGTAATAGTAGTTGGGGTATTGGTCGTAGAAATACAGGCGAATTTTGGATTGCTAATTACACAGGAAATTTCTTAAGTGGTACAAGAACAACACCATTAGTAATAGCATCCACAGGAGCTGCTACATTCTCTAGTAGTGTAACGGCAGGGGGAAATATTCAAACAGATGGTACTGCTAATAAATATATAAAATCAACAGGTTTTATATCTAATCAAACAGGGCAATTAGCTGATTTTGGTGCGGCTGATTCAGGTTTTTTTATCGTTTCAGGTGGTGCAATGAATCTTGTAGCAGCAGGTGCTACAAGACTTACCATAGCATCCACAGGAGCAGCTACATTTAATGCAACAAGTAATACAGGAGATGCACTAACTGTAAGTGCAACAGGTGGTAACTATATTAAAATGGGCGGTATTGCTTCATCTACATCTTATATATATTCTTTTGAAACTGCATTTAATATTGGAAATTCTTATAGCGAAGGCAGTTTAAGATTATTTGCGGGTAATTCTGCTAAACTTACCATAGCATCCACAGGAGCAGCTACATTCTCGTCTTCGGTTACTGCAACACAATTTGCATCTTTATCGGCAAGTGGTGGAGGTGCTATATTTTTAAAAGATTCAAGCGCAGTAAATAAATGGGAAATAGGACACAGTTCTAATGCTTTATATTTTTATAATTATACAAGTGCTACAAATCCTTTAGTATTAAGTGGTGCAACAGGAGCAGCTACATTTAGTTCATCGGTGACTGCAACGGGCTTTTTTGAGAGCAGCGATAGCAGATTAAAAACACTTATCCAAGATAACTACCAAACAAAAGGTATTGCATCAATAACTCCAAAACTTTACACTAAAAACGGAAAGGTTGAACTAGGTTATTATGCTCAAGATTTTGTTGGGATATTAGATAGTGCGGTTTCAAAAGGTAGTGATGATATGTTATCACTTTCTTATCGTGAGGTGTTAGTTGCAAAAGTGTACGCTTTGGAACAAAGAATTAAAGAACTAGAAAATAAATAATATGCCAAGTACTTGGGCGGCAACCGCAGGTAATCAATTAATAACAG